ACAAGGTGCTTCATTAGCAATTACACCACAAACATTAAATTATTTAGGTGATAATCAATTATTTGAATCTTCAGGGTATACAGCAACTATTGGTGATATTAGAACAATGGCTGAATTTACAGCAACAGGAATTGACACCCCACAAGCTGCAGCTGCTAACCAAACAACTACATTAGGAACCTCAGTTTCTAAAACAGTTATTGGTACTTCAATTACATTAAGAGCAACCACAGTTAATACTTTATTTGGTAATAACACAGCTTTATATACTACATTAACAGTAATTGGTAGAGATTCAGGAGCAAGAATAACAATCCCCGTAACAATTACTCAAACTAATTAAAAAATAGAAAATGGCATCATTTAAACAATTACAACCCTCAGATTTTGTAATCTCCTCAGATTCAGTAGCTGGGACATTATGGAGTACAGGTAACCCAACATTAACTACCTTTTTCACTTCATCAACTCAAGCAGCATCTTCAGCTGGAGATTATTTTTTATCAGTTTACCAAACAGCTTCATCTGAAGATAGTGCCGCCATCCAATTTGATATTGCATACGCTAATGCTAATGGTAGTGGTAGTTTATTATTTGATTCAGCTGTTAATGGACAATCACCTACAAGATCACTTTATGGTCAATATAGAAGTTTAGTTTTAGAAGATGAAAACGCTCAATTTGTGTTTGGTGGTGTAACACAATCAGATTTTTATGTTCTTAATTTTGAAAGAGCCCAATATAAACAAGAATTATTTTTAGGTTCATTTAATTTAACATTATCAGGTTCAGCTGCAAACAGACAATTAGATTTAACAGATAATAGTCAAGAAGTAACAGTAGTAGAATTTAATGGTGCTGGTAGAGTTTATCAATTAATATCAGGATCTAACGGTGTAGCAGATACACAATTAAATGCTAATGGATATACTGCTAGTTCAGGTTCGTATGGTTTACTACTTCCAGACATTGGTGTAGCACTTTTAAATGCTGCTGCTTTAGATATAGCACCTCAAGAAGGTATTACATTAGGTACAGCTAGAAGTAGCAATACAGATGATAATAATAATTCAAAATTATTTGCTACTATTAATAGAGGTAAATCCTTTTTATTAAATTCACAAGAAACTATTTCTTCAGATTTTATATTTGTTAGAGCACAAAACCAAGAATTTAATTACTCAGAAAACCCATCATTTATTTCAGGTTCTAGTGGTGAAGTACTATTCCAATCTTTTATTAATAATCCTCAAACTTATGCTACAACGGTAGGTTTGTATAATGATACTAATGATTTAGTAGCAGTAGCAAAATTATCAAGACCATTAGAAAAAGATTTTACAAAAGAAACGTTAGTACGCATTAAATTAGACTTTTAAATGAATGAGTGCATTCAAACAATTTTTAGCCAAGGACATAAAGCTTGTCCCCTTTACTGTTAATAAACAGTTTTCATTTGAAAATAGCGAATTTTACGCTGATGAGAGTGAATACCATACCTATAAGCAATTTGTAGGTATAGATAGGTTTATGGGTAAAAATCTTAGTGGTTCATTATTTGAAACTGCTACTGATCCTACTACAGGTCACTCACAATCTTTATATCAAAGACAAGTATATGATTCTGTAAAAGAATTATATTATTCTAACTTTTTATCATCAAGTTGGGGTGACCCAGGAACAGCAATTCAAAGGGAAGAAATTTCGGGATCATATAATACACCAAGTTATTATAATTATTTATCTAGTACTTTAACAGCATCTAGACATTTCCCAACTGCATCTAATGCAGAACTTTCAGTTATATCAATCCCATCAAAATTATTTGGAGAATATATACAACCAACTTCATTTAAATTTGAATATCAAGATACTTCAAGTACTCGTTTAACCATATTAGATGATGGGGAAGGTAATCTTTATGCTTCTTCTTCTTACACATGGAATTCTGGAAGTGTATTTTCAGGATCTACAAATGCAAATTTTGCAACTTTTGCCGAAGAAATAGACCCAGGTATTTTTCCTGGAGGTTTTAATAGATTAAACCTAATACCCCCAGGTTTAAGTATTCCTTCTGGTTATGTAGTAACATCCATTACTTATGACCCCCCAGCTGAATCTCCATTTTATATTGGGCAAATAGGAGTAAATACAGGGTATATAACTGCTAGTCTTCAAGGAACAGATTTAGATTATTTTGATGCTGATGGGTTAAATATATTTGCGGATAATGGAACTAATGGATTCTTCACTTCAAGTAATAATCCAGATCCTTCAGATACTATAACAGTTACATTTCAAAGCGAATCAGCTGAAGGAAGTGGAACCATAGTAGTAAATGAAAATGTAGGAAATATTATATATGAGCATGGAATGGCTGTTTTAACTAACACATCACTTCCTCACCGAAACCTTACAAATGCTTATAATGTAACATCTTCATTCCTTTCAGCAACAACAATATTAGAAGCTGAATATAAATGTGCTATTAGAGAAAATGAATTTAATTTTAGTACAAATCCATCTATAACTTCAGGAAGTATATCAATATCCAGTCCAATTGGGACATTCAATTCTGCAGGGGAAACACTATATAACTTTGCTACAGGTTCTTATTTTTCACCATATATTACTACTGTTGGTTTATATGATGATTTTCAAAATTTAATAGCTGTAGGTAAATTAGCTCAACCCCTACAATCTTCTACTACAACAGATACTACAATTATTATTAATTTAGATCTTTAACATGAATTGGACTTATAAAAACTTAATAATGGAAAATATTTCAGATTTTCCAGATGAAACTTATGGCTTTGTATATATGATAACTCATAAACTTACAGAAAAAGCTTATATTGGTAAAAAAATACTTCAGAATACTACTAAAGTAAAATTAGGCAAAAAAGAACTTAAAGAATACGAAGGTGTAGTAGGACGTAGACCTGCATATAAATTAGCAGTTAAAGAATCAAATTGGAAAACATATTGGGGTTCAAATAAATATCTAAAAGAATTATACGAAACAGAACCAAAAGAAAATTTTGATAGACATATTTTAATTTGTGCCCCCACAAAAAAATTATTAACATATTATGAAGTAAAATATCAAATGATATATCAAGTTTTAGAAAAACCCGAAGAATTTTTTAATGATAATATTCTTGGAAAGTTCTTCACTCGTGACTTTGATGTTTAAATAATTGTTCGTACATTACGACTTATGGTAAATGAACTATTAGTTAACCTCGTTAACTCTGTTTTAGGTTCTGGTAAACGAACAGCTAGAGGCAATCAAGCACATAATTGCCCTTTTTGTAATCACCACAAACCTAAATTAGAAATTAATTACACCGAAAACAAACAAGGAAATAATCCTTGGCATTGTTGGGCTTGTGATAAACGAGGAAAAACAATTAGTAGTTTATTTAAACAAGTAAAGGCATCCCCTGATAAATTCACAGAATTAAAAAAGTTAGTTAAAACTGGCTCTGAAGTCTCAGATTATACAATTACAAAATCAGTAACACTCCCTAAAGAATATAAACCATTAATATCTAATAATGATTTAATTGCTAGACATGCTAAAGCATATTTAAAATCAAGAAATATTAGAGAAGATGATATTATAAAATATAATATAGGATATTGTGAAAGTGGTAGATATTCTAAAATGATTATAATTCCATCATATGATGCTAATGGTAACTTAAATTATTTTACAGGTCGTTCATTTGAAAAAGAACCATATATTAAATATCGCAATCCAGAAGCATCAAGAGATATTATTCCATTTGAATTATTTATAAATTTTAATTTACCTTTAGTGTTATGTGAAGGTCCATTTGATGCAATTGCTATAAAACGAAATGCTATACCACTTTTAGGCAAAAACATTCAAGATAGTTTAATGAAAAAAATAGTTCAATCTACAGTTGAAAAAATTTATATAGCTTTAGATACAGATGCTATGAAACAAGCACATAAATTTGCAGAATATTTTATAAATCAAGGTAAAGAGGTCTATTTAGTAGAACTCAAAGGGAAAGACCCAAGTGAAATGGGATTTAAAAATTTCACTAAATTAATTCAAAATACGCTTCCCTTAAGTCAATATGATTTAATGGAGAAGAAGTTACAATTACTATGAGTAAAAAACAAATTAAACACTCTTACAACAGAATCCTAGAAGTTTCTGAAGATGCAAAACAAATTACTATGCCAGATTCACGGTACTACCGTAGAAATGGAAAGTATTATCCATCAATCACATACGTTTTAGGTTCTTATCCTAAGGGTAAATTCTTTGAAGATTGGTTGAAAAAAGTAGGTTATTCTGCTGAATATATTGTTAAAAAAGCAGGTGAACAAGGTACTCAAACCCACGAGATGATTGAGGATTATTTAAATGGTAAAGAACTAAACTTCTTATCACCATCAGGCAATCCACAATATGACCCATTAGTATGGCAAATGTTCTTACGCTTTGTTGATTTTTGGGAAGAATATAATCCAAAACTAATTGAAA